GCCCCTCTAACTAATACTTCTAACGAGGGAAATAGCGCAAATACTTTAGATTTTACAGATTACAATGACACTTTTCCTAATGCTAGAAGAGATTTAAACGACATTCATTCGGTTTTAGTATATACAGGGCCTAGAAGATATTTGCACTACAAATATTCTCCCGATAAATCAAATCAGGTGTTCGGTGTATTTGATAATATAATTTACGAATCCTATGGAAATAGAGGTGGATATGCAGAAACAAAAATTGCAGATATGTTTAGAATTCAAAATAAAAAGATAGTAGAAAATGAGCCATATAGGATTAGACATTCTGTTCATAGAGCAAGTACTGAAGATTGGTTTGAGTTAGAAGTAGAAGTATTAACTGATTCTTCTCCTACATACACATTCACTACAGATTTTGATTTGAATTTTTTTGTAAATACAAAGGATGAAGTTAAGATAGGAGAAACGATATTCATTATAGAATCCATAGGAACCTTTGTTGCTGCTACTGGAACTGTTCCTGCTAACCAAACATTAACCCTTGAAACTTCATCTAGCAATAAATACCACAAAGCAGATGATGGGGTTGAGGGTAAGTTTGTTACTACATCTAACCCTACCATATCTGTCGGTTCTAAATTATACAGAAGGGCATTCAACAGAAAAGATAAAACCTTAATGACAAACTTTCCCTTAGTCAATGGTAGATTTAATAATCTCTTTATCAAATTTATTTCTAAACATTATGGATTTTTGCGAGCAAGTGTCACATCTGTTGCTGCAAAGAAGAAACTTATGGATTTGTCTTTTACCAATAAAACATATGGGACTACGGATAATTCAGCCTTAGATTATCTAGAAGGAGAATATGAAATAGAAATAGAAAAGTTCAATGGGACAATAGAAACAATAGACTCTTATCAAGAAAACGGTCAACGGATTTTAGAAGTATCGGGAAGAAATAAGTTTGCTAAATTGTTGTCTCCTATCATAAATGAAAATACTCTACATTCCCAAGATATAATTTATTCTAGTAACAGTCCATTCAACACTGTGACATTGAATACTAATTCACCTTATGTCATATGTTCTTTTGATAGTAAGATTGTAGATTATAAGAATACTTCAGACGGTAGTTCTTTGGCTCATGGCTTTCATACTACTAATGACATCGGAACAGATATTTTTATTCGTCATTCGAGTCAAGGAACTGTTTCTTATATTGGTAGGATTGCTGAAGTTACTAGCACTACTAGAGTTACCTTAGAAAGCGAATCGCTTGCAGAAAGTAGTGGTAATAGAGGAGTAGAAGCAGGGGATGACTTAGGGGCGTTTGCTACTAATAAGAATTATATTTTTAATAAGGCCCTATCTACAAATTCATTTCAAAATACTAGTACTGATTTAACAGCAACTTCTAACAGGGGTCTATTTTTTGAAAGTGGTCAAAGTATAACTTCGGCAGGTGTAGAGTCGGCTACATTAGTGGGAACTTCTGCTAGTGACGATTCTAGGGCATTGGGATATTTCATTAGTGATGTTTCTAGAATAAAGAATGATTCTGCTTTCCAAGCAAGGTTAGATGATAATGCTTCTACTAAAAATTACCAAGATTTTGATACTATAAACACTTTAATTGATTTTTCAATATTAAGCATTAAAAATTCAGACAATCAAACTTTAATAGAAATTGCCCCACACATTCCTTTAACTTTGGGAAGAGTAGATATTAATTTTGCAAATACGCAAGATACTACTTTTACTGATTTAGGGGCTTGCACTACAGGAACTTCTGGAACAACTTTCTTTACAATAGATAAAGATGCAGGGGGAGGAACTGTAACAAGTGATGAACTATTATCTACTACGGGTGCTGCTAGGAAAATGCACAATAAGCCTATTTATGCAAATAATGTTTTTATTGGTAAAGTGATTATGGTTACTTTAGATACAGACCACGATACTATCTTTGTATATTTAGATAGAAAGTTAGGTTCTACTATTAGCGGTCAAACAATAAATATTCTTGCAGAAGAAAGTTCGGGCATTTATTATGAAACTAAGAAATTAACTCATGAATTAAGTCTATTGAATGGAGGCCATTTACATACAGGAAAAATAATTTCTTTACTCAGCCCACATACAAATAGCCACACTTTAAATAAGGCAATTTCTATGAACTATCCTCTTTACTATAATGCAATGGATGAAGAATTTTCTTATGTAGAAAAATATGGTTCACCTTATTATAGGATAATAAATTTAGAAAAGGGTAACTATAATAGAATTACTTCTACTCCTACCAGTAACATAAAAGATGTTTCAGAATATTACTTAGAAACTCTAAGCAAAACTCCCTACTATGCAAGTTCTTACAAAATTCACGGAGATATAGGCGGGGGGATAACAGGCGTAGGGAAAACAGGGTTTACTACTGATGCTCACCTGCTTCCTGAATCTAGAGGATTTACTTCTGTTTATGGTTCTAGATTCTTTGATAGTAATTTACACGAATCAGGCGGAAGCGCACAAAGAGTATTATTTACTCATGACCCAACTATTACAAACACTGTTGCAGATGTGGCGGGAACCCACGAAAATATATTTACTGCTAAAGACCGTTTGGATTTAATGGATTATAAAATAGCAAGAATGTTTCTGTTTGCTAATTCTGATTTATTGCCTTACTCTTCAAAGAGATATGATAGTCTAATGTATGGTGGTCAAACTAGAGATATTTCTAACTATAATTTCTTTGCTCTAGAACCACCTATTGAAACTTCTTCTTCTGATACTAAAGAAGGAAGTATAGGTAAAACCAACACTCTTACCTTAAACGATGCTAATTATTCTTCTGCTTCTATTATCTCAGCAGATAAAACCCTCTCTAGTTTGAAAAGATTTTCTGTAATGAGACTAACAGAAGTAGTATTCGATTGGGCGTTTAATCAAATAGACCCTGAAAATATTATCAGTAAAGAAAGAGTTTTGCCTAAATTCAAATACTCTGCATTTAAGTTTGATAGTTTAGCAACTTTGTTTGCTTCTAGTAATGAAGTTGCAACGGGGGATTATAATGACTATCAGATAACAGGTTGCTCTTACAATAATGGTACAACAATAACTCATCCATCTAATACTTCTATTAGGGCAGGAATGCCAGTTCAGGGTTCAGGAATACCTTTAGGAGCAACGATTTCTAGTATTACTGATGCTACCCATTTCGTAATATCGGCCACTACTACAGGAGGTAGCCTTTCAAATCAAACTCTAACTTTCGGTTCTTATATTGCTACTGATACTACTGTTAATCCTAATACTTTAACCGGGGAAAGAGAAATCATTGCAGATTCGAATGGAAGATATATTGGGGAAGTTGCCTCTACAGAATTCTCTAGTCCCAATGGAAAAATAATTTTAATGGACACTGCTAGAAAAACAAATGGAACAAATTATTTTGCTGGAACTTTATTCTCTCTAACTTCTATGAGAAATGCAGATGGAACACCTACAACAATGGTAACTGAAATAAAAGGGCATGGTAAAGAAGATACATTTATTGTTTTGAATGAGGAAGTTCACATGATGAAAAGTATGGTTGCTAACGATATAGGTAGATATCCTACTGGCAGTGACCTTCATTATGGAACTCATCCTACATTATTTGAATTTGGAGGCGTTTACTATGTAGATAGTTCTTGGTGGAGAAAGCATGGGGAAATGCTAGATTTCGTAGGGGCTGATTCTACTGTTGAGGCACATAAAACCCCTAATATTTATCTCCCAATAAATATAGGTGGAGACAGTGTTCTAGGTAGTAGTATTGATTATAGTGCAAATTTAATTTCTGACCACCCATCTAAACTGTTTGATATTTTGCATGGTAGTGTAGAACAAATAGATAATTCTGCGCCTACTGGAAATGAATGTTTATACAATCCTCACCTACCTATTTTCTTAGATAGATTTGATATTGAAGATGGCGGAGGAAGTTTCGTTTCTAAGGGAACAGTTGGAGGCCCAGTCACAGGACTAATGCGAAGAGATTTGGTTAAAGCCAAAGAAGTTAGCATTATTGGATTAGGGCTTCTAAATGATTTTGCTTCCTATAAAGATGGAGGAAACGAGGGAAGCAGCACTAGTAGTGGTACGGGTTTTAGCACTACTATTGATAGGTCTTATGATGATGATGCAGATGGAGTTATGATGGGATTCAAGCCTAGATTATATCTTACTAACACTCCCGTAGTCTCTAACATAGCGGCTGGGAATAGAAGTGTCTATAATTATACTATTGATTTAGATACTGATGTAACCAGTATAACTTACTTTGATGAAGAGGCTGGCGGCAACTCAGAAGATTTCCCAAATATAAATAGAAAGAGTCTAAGGTTGATGAATGATTTAACAGGATGCTATTTAGTATCTGAGAAAGGTAAATATTATGATAGCAGTTTTGATGTTCAAACTTATTCTAGCCTATTAGCAAATACTCCTTCTCTAAATGAACAGACTCCTAATATTATTGCCTATGTAATATCCCATGAAATAGATACTACTAATTCTACTGAAAGGCACATTTTAACTTTGGATAGAAGTTTGGTCACTGACTTCTATAGAATAATGCAACCTAATCACACTTGCTTCTATGATTTCTCTCCAAAGAAAATTAGAATGAATACTCTATCTTCTGCCTACACTAAAATTAGTGGGGAAGATATGTGCTATAATCCTACAGAAATAAACTCCTTTATGGTTAGAAATAAGAGTGGGGGAAGGTCATTTACTAGATTCCATAATACAGGTGGAAAGGAGGCGGCACTTTCTATGTATGTGGCATTAGACCCCGATGCTCAGAGCGATAGTAATTATATTGTGTTGAGAGATGTTAACGATATAGAAAGTATCCTTACTCCTAATGAGGATTTGACCGTGGCGGTTTCTGATGGGGATAAAGCCTACAAAACTTCTATGACTTATACCGATAATGGGGATGACATAGGGCACTTCCTATCTTTTGATAAGATGGAAGAAGTACTTGGAGTAGTGTCTATAAGTGAGCCTGTTACATTGTCAGTAAGCGGAGGCATTTCTTCCGATGCTAAAAGAGGGATGATAGGCGCAGTGGCTAATATTTGCTACGAGGGAGATGAATTGATTAATGATTTACTAGAAAGTAATGATATAGAATTCACCGATGAAGCGAGTTCTTTCCCCTACTTTTTAGCCCCTAACTACAAAGGAGTAGATTTATTCTCGGCACTGAATTTAATCCTAAGAAAGAAAGAGAAGACGATATTAGAACAGCCTACTGCTTCTACTTTGTATGATAGAAAAGAACCTACATTCAGTATAGTAAACGAAATATCCGAATCCAATTATCCTAAAGTAATATTCAATGAAGATGGAGAACACCAAATATTTGAATATAAGCAAACAAAGAATTTATTTGATTTGTATAATGAAATAATAGTTTATGGAAATAAACATAAAGACAGGAAACAGGATTTAAGAAGTATTCAGAAATTAGGAAGAAAAACTTTAGAGGTTCACGAAAAGGACTTGACATCTCAAAAAGCAGTTAACCAAAGGGCATTAGATTTACTTAGAGTTCACAGTGGAAGATGGGATAATGTAAAACTTAACATTACAGTAGGTCACACAAATATTAGCCAATTAAGAGCAGGAGATATTGTGCAGGTAGAATTACCTAAAGAGGGAATAGAATTAGAAGACTATCTCGTTTTACAGATACAGCACGATTTCTTAGGAATGCTACATTTAGAATTAGGAAAATATAGTAAGCAGTTAGAAGATAGATTTGCAGAACTATTGGCAGACAATAAAAGAATCTCTTCGGATTTGAGGGCAAAGGAATTTAACGAAAGGGCTATCTCCTTTGATATATTAGATGNCCTAGAAGTAAAGGTTACTAAATTACTAGCAAGAAAGATAGGCGCAACAGGGCCTACATTGGGATTTGCGTCAACTCTAAATACGGCAACTACCCCACTAGGTTTCAGTAGTAGTGTTGAAACCATAACAAATTTATTGGAGGAAGAATTTTGATTACTGATGACATGAGAACAGAAATAGTTTCATACATACAAA